GGTTCGGGGGGTTCCGTGTCCGCCACCTCGACGGGCACAAGGCTTGCGAGGATCGCGAGCGCGTTCTCCATGACCGGAACGTTCTTCTGGTCCTCTGGCTCGTCCTGGTCCTCGATGTAGGAGGCGCCCAGCTGGATCATCTCCGCCAGCGTCGCCAAATCCTCGGTGTCCATCCGATCCTTCAAAGCCGCGATCTCCTCCGGGCGAAGGTCAGCCAAGCGGAACCGGTCGGTCAGGCTGCGAACCCCGGCGGTAGCGCCGGCGTACGCGGGGAACGTGACGGGGCCGAGCTCGAACAGCCGCGCCTCGGTGATTGTCCGCTCCGGGAGGCCGCGCGGGTTACCGCTGGATTTTCCCGGCTTCGGGACGTAGTCCTCGCGCAACACTTTGAACCGGAAGCTTGACCCGTAGACGCCGGCTTTCAGGCCGGGGAGCAGGTCGCGGTTGTAGGACGTGTCGAGTAGAGGGACGTCCGCGACTGGCCCGTCTTCGGTGTCGCGTATCGCGGCGATCGGGCCGAGCACCTTCTCGCCCATCGACGGGTCTTTGCCGTGGTTGAACAGGGCGCGCATCTGCCCCATGTTCTCCCGGATCGTTTTCGTGAACGCGCCCGGCGCGACCCGCTCGATGAAGTTCCCCTCGAACACGGAGTTGATCTCGGTCGGCTCGTTGTACCGGGCGAACCCGACCTCCATCGTCGGCATAGCGTCGGTGGTGTCGCGCAGCCCGAGCTCGCCGGGGAACACGCCGCGGACGAGGTTGTCGGTTGGCGGATCGTGCTTTGCGACGTCCATGATGCCCCCTTAGCCTACTGCGGGTGTCGGTTGTTTGCCGTTTGTCGGCGCGACCGTCCCGCCGGTGTCAGGCACCAGCAGCCCCTGCAAGGTCGGCTTCGTCTGAGCGGAACCCGGCTGCTGCAACTGCACACTGAACAGCCCGGAGTGCTCGAGGAGCGTCCAGTCATTCGACACGATCGCCTCCACCGCCGACGTCGGGTCAAACCCCGAATCAATCAACTGGCGAAGGGACGCGGCTTCCATCTGCTGAACCTCCGCGATGTCCTTCAAATCCTCCTTCAAAAAGGAGATATCGCGGTCGTCGTACCAGAGATCCGCCCCACCCGGGACGGTGAGGATGGTGGCGAGTGCGCCGCATGCTTGGCGCCACATCGGTCGGATGCAGCCGTCCGCGAACATCCGCCGCGACGCCTGGTAGTTGCCGCTGTTCAAAGTTGAGCCCTGCAAACCCTCACTGAGCCCCAGCAGGACGGGCGGGACGCGCGCGGCGGACGCTATCCGTACTTCGCCGGCTCCTTGCACCGCGCGGAAGTCCATCTGTTGCAGGTTCGACCCCATCGCCTTCACATCCGCCCCGGACGAGAGCACCATTGTGCGGTAGGCGTTCGCTACTCCCTCATGGTTTTCGCGGATCACCTGAACGAGGCGGTCGAAGTTCTCCTTGTTCATCTCCGGCGTCGTCACCACAAGGTTCACCGTGGCACCCTGCTGCAGGAACTTCAGCTTGTGCTGCGTCATCGCCTTGTCTGACTGCACCTCGGGGACAACGGTGCTGAGCCATGACATGCCGCGGTAGGCTGCGGACGGGTCAGGGATCGGCGCGAAATGCGCCACATCCTGCACGTCATAAAGGATCGGGTCGCGGCCGCCGCCTTTGCCTCCGGGCTGGTAGACGTAGCCGGTGATCTCCATGTCAGGGTCGCCAGGCTTGAAATCCGTTCGTCCGCTCCTCGAGCCCAGCAGGATCTGCGTCCAGTCCGGCCGCAACCTCACCAACGTGTCGCCTTGGCGGAGGGTGTAGCTGTTCCCTGCGAGGTCGGCGTCCTGGATCATCCGCGCCAACAGATCCCCGGTGGTGCCGTTCGGCCATGGCGTCTCGAGCACCCCGAGCTCCTGCGTGCCGAACAGGTTCCCGGGCCTGCCCTGCCGGATCTGGCGGAACTGGAACCGGGCTTCGGTGAAGTGCAGCATCCGCACCAACATGCACGCGAACACGACACCGTTCGCCTGATAGGCGCCGCCGACGTATCCGGCGTAGTTGTTGCGGATCTCCTCGACGTTCCCCGTCAATGTCTGCTGCATCGACGCGAGCGGGTATGTGTTGCCGTTGTAGTTGAACAGGTCGACCCACTCCTGGAACGCCATGTCGGAACGTGCCTCGGCGGGGCGGGTTAGGGCGCGGAGGAGGTTAGCCATCGGTGTTCATCACCAGGAGCCCGTAGCCAAGCAGCAGCAGCCCTGCGACCAAGAGCCCTGCGGGCGGGTAAACCCAAGCCACAGCCGCAATGGTAAGCGCAGCCCCGGTCAGCGTCACCGTCAGGGCCTTAGACAAACGCGGCCATCACTTCGCCGGACGGACCCATCATCTCGACCGCGACGGTGTGCGCCATTGCCGCCGCGACGAGGGCGTCGATGACGCGGAGCCGCTGGTCGGCGTTCGACCCGGGGTTGCGGAACGGCCGCTCGAACTTCACCTGGCCGCCCGGCATCGTCCTCGCAACCGCGTTCAACGCATGGCGTGTCAGGCCCGCGTCGCCGGAATGCTTCAGCCAGCCCAGCCCGAGCGCCTCAGTGAACAGCTGGTAGTCCTCGGCCTGCACCGTCTGCCGCTGCGAGTGCTCGATCACCTGAACTCCGAGCTCGTCCTCCACCCATTGCCCCAACACGCCGCCGCCGAAGCTGGTGTCCATCGCCACACAACGAACCTCGAACCGCGAAGCCATGTCCCTTAGGGCTGCCATCACAAGGTTGACGTCCAAACGGTCGTTGTTGCGTGGCGGCTCAAGAATCGTCGCGTCACCCAACAACCGAAACTCCGGGTCGCGCACCCACAGCGGCACGATCGACGTCGTGTCGTGCTTCCAGCCCAGATCCACCCCCAAAATCACCGATTCTCCGTCCGGGATCCGGTCGTCGACGCGCGCCGCGAACCAGTCCGCCTCACTGATCGCAGCAGAGTCACCCCTGGTCGGGAGGTTGCAGGTGAAGCGGCGCCAATGAGCCAGATTCATGCCCGGCAGCTCGAACTTCTCCCTCAGATTCTCCGCTGTCACACCAGAAAACGGGTTCGCGAGCTTCACAACGTCGTAATCCTCCACGTCCTGGTCGTCATCAAGCGACCAGTCGTGGAGGACGCCGTTCCCGGACACCGCCCTCGTGAACCCCGGTGTTTTCTCGACGTCGCCGGCCTGTCGCATCAGCTCGCGAACCTCCTCGAACTCCCCGCCAGGCTCACCGGCAGTCGAAATCACGACCATCTGGCCGCCCCGCTTCCGCATCTTCCCCAGCCACGTGCGGTACAGCGCCAGCGAACGGTGCCGGTGGAGCTCCTCCACGATCGCAAAAGTCGGGATCACCCCGTCACCCGTCCGGTCATCAGCCGCGAACACCTGAATCCTCGATCCGTTCACATGATTGATCCGCCGATAGCCCTCTAGGCAGTCAAACCGAGGCACATCCTCAGTCCGCTTCCCCCGCCTGCGCGCCAACTCCGAATCGACGCGCTCATACAGCTCCGGCGTCCGCACCACAAAACCCTCCGCCTGCCGATACAAAATCTCCGCCTGCTCACGCGACGAAGCCGCAACGGGGATCACCGAAAACGGACGGAACTCACACAAATACAGCGCCAAACCCGCCACGAACGTCGTCTTCCCGTTCCCCTCAGGCACCACCAGCCAACAAACCGTCACGCCACCAAACACATCACGGACGAAATCCTCCTGAAACGGTTCGACCTCCCAAGAATCACCCGAGTCCAACTCCAGCCGCGACGCCCAACGAGCGAAATGCTCAACCGTGAACGGCTCAGCCGAAACCCGCTCCCGAACCGTCATCCCACGAATGTTTCTCGCGAAAGACTGGCGGGGTGAGTAGCGGGTGGGGTGTGTCCCGTCGCGTGGGTGCCCCCCTTGCGGCTGTTGCATGATCGGTGGGCGGGCTGGTAGTTGGTGGGGTGGTCTGGCCCTCCATGTAGTCGGGGGGTGATGTGGTCTGCTGTGAGGGGGTCGTTGGGTCGGGGTGGTTGGCCGCAGATCGCGCAGTGCGTTGCTGAGGAGACGATCGCTGCTCGTGCCTTTTGGTCTGCTGATGACCGTCCTCGTTTAGGTATCGGTGCCTGACCGGTGATGATGATTCGGCCTTGGTTAGTTGTGAGGCGGAGCACGTTAGGGAGTGTACTCGCGGCCTTGACGGATGATGTCCGCGGAGTCGTAGCCGTGCCATGCGATGAGGTCTATGACGGACAGTGACGGTTGCCATGGCTGGGCGCCTTGGCTGTAGGGGAACGGGGTGTAGTTGTGCCACCGGATCGGTGTGCCTTCGATCGAGTCGGTGTTGAGCACGGTCTTGGCGCCAGCGGTGTCCAACAGTTCGGTTGCCTTCACTGCGGTGAGCATGTCGGCCAGCCGTTCGATACGTCCGGGCCTGAGGTGGCCGAGGGTCGAGGCGAGCACGAGCGGTGTTGGCTTGTCGAACCCTGCTGCTTCGATGAGCGAGGTGAGGCATTGCACCGTCAGTGATGTGAGGTAGGCGGGGCGTCTGTCGAGGTGGACGGCGATGTCGTTGAGGAGCGGGTAGTGGGGTGCGTGGCTGTAGGCGTGGTGGATCGTGCGTACCATCTTGTGCTGCCATGGCTGCCCGTTCGCGACAAGAACAGCGTTGAGTTGCTGGCCTTGGCCGCCGAGGGTGGGGATGGTGAGCCAGAGGGTGTTGCCGTCACGGGACCGGATCCGGTTGCGGGTCTGCCATGACTTGGTGTTGAACGCGGCGAGGTCGTCGATGACCATGACGTCGGCCTGGTCGATCAAGTCGAAGTAGCCGCACCCGCCGAGGAAGGTTGGCTGCATGATCACCGCGACGCGGCGCTTCATTTGGACACGGACCGCTTATAGGTAAAGGTAGCTGCGAAAGACGCATTGAGTTCTTCCATGCGAAGTCTGCAGAGCGGGCAGTCAAGTTCGTGAATCCACAAGAACGACCATTGGTGCTCTAGCGGATAGGTCTGATCTGCTTCCCAGCCGCAAAGAGCAATCAGCGTCTGTATCCGCAAGTCTGCCCATCGCGCAAGAGCCCTGGCCGAACCACAATGCGTCGTTCTTTTAGCCAAGCCTCGATATCAGCCGAATCGAACCTTAACGAGTTCGAGGCGATCCTGTAGCCGGGAAGGGTTCCATCCCGCCACCTCCTCAAGACGGTGGCGGGACTTAGCCCAAGACGCTCAGCAACCTGCCGAGTCGTCAGTAGTGGCTCGCGCGTCACGGCTTCAGTTCTTCTACGTCCTCGCGCATCCGCGATAGATGCCGATTCATGATCTTCAAAAGCTTGCTCTCAGGCCACATGACGAGAGCGTTCGCTGTCATTCTCTCCAGGCGAAGGGCCATCCGATATAAGGATTTCGAGCGGAAGGAGATGTGCTCGGAAACCTCGTCGGCGTTCTCAGCCAACTTGTAGAAGTACCGGCGTCCCTCTCGTTGTACGACGAGCGCGTTCGGATCGTAATCTCTGATCCACTCGACGCCACGCTGGATCTGTCCGCGGGAGAACCCCGTTTCGTTCACCAACTCGTCGCGGCGTTTCCGATCAAACTCCAGCACCGCCAGAATCTGCAGTCCTAGTTGTTCGCGAGTGAGCATCCTGCCTTCACCCCTTCAGCAATTCGTCCAACTCATGATCGAAACCTCGAGAGTTGGAGTTGAGGTACGAATCGAACCATCCCGAGATGACACCGATCTTCGCGACGATCTCACTGATCGCCTCGCGTTCGTCATCGTCAAGGTCTAGCTCCCGAACTTCACTTAGAGCGGACGCGTAATGCCTTTGGGCTCGAAGTAGGTTGCCGGCGACGTCGTTGAAGCCGGATCGGTGGACAAGACCCGGAGCCCGCTGCTTCTGAGCACCATCCACCTCTTGGATCGTCCTCTCCATTTTCACGACCTGCGCCTTGGTGACATTAGCGGCGACTTCAGGTTCCGAAAGTATGTCCGCTATCTGCTCGGGAGTAGATTCGCGAAGAACCTGCCTTGCGTGGCGACGAGCAGTTACTTTCCACTCTGGCTCCGCGCGCGCGACCGTAGATTTGGCTTGGTTGAGCCGATAAACGCGGTTCGTGATCGCGGCGGCGGTTGTGTCAAGAAGTTCTGCCCAGGTCTTAGGCCCGAGTTGAACTCCATCGGCGGTCGTCTCCATATACCGCGGAACGACGATCTTCTCCATCAGCCTGTCCTTCTGCTCCTCGTCCATGATCTCCCACGAGTACCGTGGGATCAACGCCGCAACGTCTGCGAACGTCTCCTGTAGTACCGTCATCTATCCTCCTTCGGCCGGGGCGCTTTGCTAGACGGTGAGGTGCCCCGGCACCTCTACCTCGGGACACTACACGGTCAGTCGGTCATCCGGCTGCGCCAGTACGCGACAAGCCCCGACGGCTTCCATGCGAAAAAGGTTGCCGGGTAACGCACGAAGCCCGCGTCATGCAGCGCCGCGTCGGCATCAACGTCGTCCAGGTCGACGGTCGCTTTTAGCCGTCCGCCGTGGTTACGGGCGTAAACCTCGGTGGCGCGAAGCATCCCAACCGCGATCTCGTCGGTGTCGACGTGGAACGCTAGCTCGCCGTTCGACTCGATCCGCACCATCCCCGCCGGGTCGCCGTCCTCAAGCCAGATCAGCACATCGACGAGCGGGTTGTTGATGCGGGGACGGAGCCAGTTCAAATGCTGCTCATACGTGGTTCGCTGCCCGTGATACCAGGGCTGGGATTCGGCCTGGAACCGCCACTGATGCAACAACGGGGCGTCATGGATCGTTGCGGGACGGAACGTCACTGGCGCAGCTCGAGCAACGGTTCGCTGTCGATCAGGCCGAGCATCTCGTCTGACGACATCGCGAACAAGGTTCGGCCTGACGCCTCCCAGAGTTCTTTGAGGTGGTTCCAGTCTTCGGGGGTGTCGAGGGTGAGGCGTAGGTTGCGGTGGTCGAACAGTGTGTCGCTGGCGTGGAGATAGTTGATGTGGAACGCCGGGTCGCGGTCCGCGAGTGTGGAGACGTGCTCGCGGTCGTACGGGTCGATGGCCTGCTCATGCATCCGCGCCAACGCGATCGCGGTGATCAGCTCCTCCTCACCGACTCCCTTGGGTGCGCCGGCGATCCTCGTGACGTCAGGGTGCTGATGCCGCACCAACTGATCAACGAGCAGCGGGTCGAGGAGCGGGCAGTCGGCGGTGACGCGCAGGATCTGCGTCGCGGCGTATTTGGAGGCGCAGTTGTGGAACCGGCGCAACACGTCGTGTTCGGGGCCGCGGAAGCACTCGACCTCGAGGCGGGAGCATTCGTCCTGGATCGCGTTGTCGCCGCCACGCACCGACGTCGCAACCACAATCTGCCCCAAATCCTCTGTGGACATGCGGAGGCGGGCGATGACGTGGCCGAGGATCGTCGCGCCTCCCATCCTCAGAAGCGTCTTCCCGGGAAGCCGCGTTGAGCCAGTTCGGGCCTGAACGATGGTCAGTAAAGCCACGTCTTCACCTTCACCTTCGCCTTCTTCAACGCCCGCAGGATGTCGACGTCCTCGTAGAAATGCCATTCGATATGAAGAGTTGAGATGAGTGTGTGGGTGCCGTCGCGGATCATGCGCTGCAGCAAACCGTACTCGGAGCCCTCGATGTCCATCTTCACGACCGCCGGCCCGTGCTTCGCCAACCAAGGAGAGAAGTCGAAGCAGCGGACGGTGTCTGGGCCTTCACCGATCATCCCGATCCGGCCAGGGTTGAACGACCCGCCCCGGCCTTGGGGGGCGACGCCGATCGGGCCGTGACGGCCGGGTAGGTGGGGTTCGGTGTAGGTGATGTGGCCGTTATACGTCCACGCCGCCCTACGCGACAAGCTGACTGGGGTGCCTTCAACCTGGCGAGTATGGACGTTTAGGTGCGGGTTAGGGTCGAACCCGAAGATCCGCTCAGGCTTGTACCACTTCGCCAACACGGGCAGGCTCGGCCATTTGCCGCCGTGGTCGTAGCAGCCTAAGTCAACGACGATCATGCGGGTCCTCGGACGGCATTACGCGCTTCACGCCGTCACCCATAACAGCCTCCGCATACCGAATGTCCTTGACCATCCGAGCGAACGGCACTGGGCGAAGCGAGAAATCATGGTCAGGACTCGATGAGGGACCGGCGTGGGTCAGATGCTTCTCGATGACACACGCGCCCGCGGCGACAGCAAGAGCGGGAACGATGATCTGATCCGTGGTGTGATCGGACAGCCCGACCGGGACGCCATATCGTCGGGTCATCTCGCGGATCGCTGAGAGGTTCATTTCGTCAGGTTCGGCCGGGTACGCGCTCACGCAATGCAACAGGATGTGCGGGCAGCGGCCAAGCACATACCTCACCGCGTCGACGTCCTCCTGAGTGCAAGCCCCGGTCGCGCAGATGACCGGCAGCCCGGAAAGCCTCGCAGACGCCAACAAACCGTGATCCGTTGCCTCTGGCGAAGCGATCTTCACCGCCGAAGGCTCAACCTCGAGATACGCCGCGAGCGTCTTACCACTGAAGACGCTGCACAGGAAATCGACATGTGAACCCTCGCAAACACGTTTCAGCACGGGAAGCCAGTCGTCCGGGATCGCCCCCGGTGTAACCTTCCCGGGGTAGAGCTCGTCGGCGCGGTAAAACTGGAACTTCGCGCAGTCAGCTCCCGCGGCGGCGGCTGTTTCGATCAGGTCGCACGCCAAGTTCAAGTCACCGTCATGGTTCGACCCGATCTCCGCGATCACATACACCGGATAACCCGGGCCGATCTCGCGGTCACCGATATGAACGGTTCTGCGCGGCTCCGGGGGAGCCATGCTCGGAATCAGATTAGGCCCATAACTCATATCGCGATCCTCTCAGCCAGTCGCCTCATTTCGTCACGGTGATAAGCCAGTCGCTGTTCAGGGCGGTGCACTGATGGGTAGTGGTTTCGGTTAGCTCCCACGTGATGTGGGTGAAGGAGCCGTAGACGATCGGGATGTCGTCCTCTGCGAGGAAATGCATCGGCATTCCTTCCTCGGGGTGGCCGGAGCGGCTGTAATGGTTTCGCCAGTCGCGATCGGTGCGCACGTTCACGAACCCTTTGCCGCCCGGGCGCAATACGCGGTGCATTTCCTCGACGGCCTTGTCGCCGTCGTCGCGGCTGCCGTAGTAGAAGACGCCGTAGGAGAGAGCGACATCGAACGATTCATCAGCGACGGGAAGAGCGGTCATCGGAGCGTGGAAATCTGTGAATCGGTTTGGGCCAGGGCCGGATGTCACAGATTTTGACGGCCAATGGGCAAAGAACCATTTGGAGGTGGCCTTCCGTGTTTCGAGGATGGCTTGGGAACTCGCGTCGCATGAGGTGACCATGTAATAGAAATCTGCGAGGAGGCAGGAGTGTCTGCCGGCGCCGGATCCGATATCTATGGCGGCGCCCATATAGGTTCTCGGCTCCAATCCGGCCAGGAAGCGCACGACATGCTCGGACGGGTAGAAAGTGCGGAACCGCTCCTGCTCATACAAGGCGTCCCATCGGGACTGGGGTGTAGTGTCAGCGGGCATGGGGACACCGTTGGAGCAGTGGCAGGGCCAGTTCGGCGTCGAGTACACCGACCGCAACCCCGTCCAGTGGGAAACCCGCGTCGAAGGCTTCGCCGCCATGCTTGACGGTAGGGCGCCCGCGTCGGTGCTCGAGGTCGGCTGTAACCGCGGCCACAACCTCAAAGCGTTGGCCGCGCTGTTCCCCGAGGCCAGGTTGTGCGGTGTCGAGCCCGGCGGGTACGCACGCCTCATCGCGGAACGCGAAGGGTTGGACGTCGAAGAAGGCGACGTTTGTGACATCCCGTGGGGCGCCAGCCAGTTCGAGTTGGTGTTCTGCTGCGGCGTACTCATCCACGTCCCCCCCGACGATTTGGACGAGGCGCTGTCCGAGCTCACCCGGGTTTCGTCGCGGCTGGTGCTGCTGATCGAATACGCCGACACCGACGACGTCGAGGTCGAATACCGGGGACGGCCGGGGATGCTGTGGCGGCGGGATTACGGCAGCCACGCCTTCAGGGTTTCCAGCGAGCTTTCGCTCATCGCGTCCGGGACCGCGCCGGAGGGGTTCGAGGACGCGACGTTCTGGCTGTTCGAGAAGTCCAGCAGCGACAGATCCGGGTAGACAGTCGGTTCCAACGGCTCGGGTGAGTAGCCTTTGTCGTTCCACCGCGACAGGACGTTCAGACCCGCGGCGGCGAACGTCGGGTCCATCGGGAAATGCCAGCCGGGGAACACCGACTGCTCGATCGGTGAGCCGGGAGGGCGTCCGTCCATGCGTGCCGCCCGGAACCAGTCCGCGGCACCGGCGTTATCTGTGATGATCGCTCCGCCACCAGTTCGCAGCTGCTTCTCGACATGGAAGCTCAGGCAGACGAATGTTCCTGACCAGTCTCCGCGGTTCCACATGCCGTGCGCGATGCTGCGGGCCGAGTCGAAAACGTTCGTTGGAAGCAGTTCGTATAGATGATCCCAAGGCTCCGGGTTCCATTCGATGCTGTAGCCGGCGTTGAGTGCCGATTGAAGAACCCCGATGTATGTCCGTGTGGGGAGTTCCACTGCTTCGTGGCCGTTCTTCAGCCTCTCCCATGTGAGGGCGAGCAGAAGGCTCGCCGTGCACGAGTTCGTCGCGACCGCATAGGGGGCTCCGGTGTAGTCGCACAGCTCCGCCTCGAAAGCGTCAACGACACGGTAGGCGCGGCGCGGATCTCGGCTCATGCGGCCATCCCTGCCAGCAACCGAAACCCATCCACGTCTAGGCGCTCCGGTGCACCGCGCGATGGTGAACCGCCAGCCGAACGGAAGGAGAACCCGTCGGGGACACCTGGGACAGCGGGGACAGGCCGAATCACATAGCAATCATCCTCGTCCGTGGTGCGGGAAGCCTCATGCTCAGACACCAGGGTTTCGTGGGGTTTTTCTCCGGGGCGGGCGCCCATCAGGATCACCCTCGCGTTTTCGGGCCATGTCACTGCCTCCGCGATCGTGCTGACGCTCACAGCCGGGATCTTCGGCACGAAGATCTCGCCTCCCTGCATCCGCTCGAGGCTCTCCAACACGAACCTTGCGCCCTGCTCCAACGTGAGCACGAACCGTGTCATGTACCGGTCGGTTACCGTCAGTGAGGATCCGGCAGCGTGCTGCGCCTGGAACAGCGGCAGCACCGACCCGCGGCTCGAGATGACGTTGCCGTAGCGGGTGCAAGCGAACCGTGTGCCGGCGTAGGCGTTCGCGTCGACGATCAGCTTCTCCGCCACGAGCTTTGTCGCGCCGTACAGGTTCACCGGGTCGCAGGCTTTGTCGGAGCTCAACATCAAAACCTTGGCGACGTCGGCGTCGAGGGCTGCGTCGATGACATTCGCGGTGCCGTCGACGTTCGTCTTGACGGCCTCCAGCGGGTTGTACTCGCATGCTGGGACCTGTTTGAGTGCGGCGGTGTGGATGACGTTGTCGACGCCGTGCATGGCGCGTCGGAGCCTGTCCCTGTCGCGGACGTCACCGATGAAAAACCGCAGCCTGGGATCGGTGAATCCTGCGTTGCGCATCGCGTCCTGCTTCCACTCATCACGGCTAAACACACAAACCCGCTCGGTAGCGGTGTTCTCGAGGAGTTGGCGGACGAGCTGCTGGCCCATGCTCCCCGTGCCGCCGGTGATCAGGAAACTTGTCATGCGAGGCTGTGGCAGCGGCCCACAGCAACCCAATGGTGCATCAACTTCCGGTGCAGTTCCGCGAGCACCGTTAGGTGCATCGTGGAGTCCTCCGTTGCGTACCAGCCGCAGCCTCCGACCAAACAGCGGGCGGTGTAGGGGCCGATCCCGATCGTCTCATGGCGGACAGCAGCCGCTACCTCAGCGCGGACGTCGGCGGCCTGGAAGCCGCGGTGCAGCTGCTTCGTGACCGTGTTGATGCTCGCCTTCGGGTCCGGGGCGGGAGGGATGTAGTCGCCCATTTTGCGTGCCCCGGCGCTGGCGATGACTCGGCGGGCGTCGCTGGTGTGGCTCATGCGGGTTCCCCGGGTGCGGCAGCAGACAACGAGACAGCGGCCAGGGAGACGTGCTCCAGCGCTTCATCTCCCCACGTATCCCAGCCCAACCGCGAGCGACGAGCAAACAGTTCTAGGCGTGGCGCTGGGCTTAGCCTCTCTGCGAGGTCAAGAAGCCCGTCCGGCTTGGCGCTGTGGATCTTGCCTCGGCCGTACGGTTGCTTCCAGAAGATCACGCTGGCGGGAAGCTCGTTCTTCGGCCAGGTAAGCCCGCCCCGCGAGCCGAGCAGGATCACCTCGTGACCGTTCCCGAGAACTCCGCCCATCCCGCCGTTCCGTAGCCCCCAAATCAGTTCACCGCAAGGCTCGAATCCCCACGACCGGGCGACAGCGACGGCGATCCCCTCGCGGAAGTTACGGCGAGTCGACCACAGATACAGATGGGCCTCGTCCTCAGCGAAGTCGGCGACTGGGAGAGCCATGATCGCCGAAAGCGACATAAAGTTGTACGGGACGGTGGTCGATCGGGCGCGCCTCCCACCAGCGCCCATTGTCCGCTGAACTTCCCACGGCGGATCAGCGACAATCGTTCGGTATCTGCTGGCCGCGTTCATGCCCGCCCACCCCGCACAGACAACGAAACAGCGGCGCTGCGGGCCATCTGCAGCAGCACATCCCGAAACGCCTCCGGTGTGCGTGACGCTTCGGCCGGTCTGACGCGACGAGACTCATCGGTTCCTTTGCGGTGCAGGAACCCCGACACGATCACGTCGGATACAGCCGGTGTCCAGTCGAGATCGGGAGGCTCCGGCCCCACGTAATACAGCCAAGTGCGCTTCCGTGCGCGGTGTCCATAGGTTCCCTGGTCGACCTCGGTTACCCATCCTCCCCTGAACGTACCGCACCAATGGCCGCGATCCGGTCGCGGCAAGTCGTGGCGCCGCCACGCGATCGTCTGAGCCGGATGCTCTAGCACGCCTCCGAAGAACTCGACAGCCTCTAGCGCCGCCTGGAAGCATCCGCCGTCGTCTCCGACGACGTAGCCGGGCAGCCGGCCCTGGTTGATCCACGCGAGGGGCGACCACTTGTTGCACGGAGGATGAGCAACCACCGGGTACGGGCCGCTGTAAAGGCGTGCGTCCCGCGACCCTCCCCAAACCTCCACGCCCTCCAAGCCACTGTAAACGCCGGCCTCGTCAACGTAAAGCGCCGCGACGGTGCTGGCCGCGTTCATGCCCGCCCACCCCGCCGAGAGGGAATACCTAGTCCGCAGCGTTTGCAGAACGTCATCGGAGCGCCAGCGCGAGGCAGCAGCGGCCGATGCCCGAACACGCGGCAAAGGAAGCGGCGAAACGACCACGGCTCCCTCATGGCTTTTCGGCGCTCCGCACAGACAGCCCGTCATCGCAAAGAGCGCACGTAACGGGGTCATGCTCGAAGCTCGACGTGCCTTCGTCGGCGGTGTAAACGACGACGCGGCGGTCGCAGTGAACGCACTTCCCCGGCCCGTCGCACTCGTACGGGTGGAAGTTGCTCGCCGTGTCAAAGAACACTACGCCCGCGCTCATTCCGCCTCCCGCTCAGACAGCCAGCCCGCCACGTTCTCGCGAACCTTCGGCCACTCGGACTCAGGCCAGCCCATGTTTGCGAGCGCGGCCCGGTAGACCTCGTGAGGCGAGATGTCGCAGCGCATCCCGATAGCGATGGCGGTGTCCGCGAGCGCGTGAGTGAGTTCGTCGTCGCTCAGCAGAGCTAGTTGCCGCTGCACGTCCTTCACTGGGTCGCTCACTCTTCCGCCTCCCGCTCAGACAGCCGTTCGAGACGGTCGATCTCAGCCGCGATCAGCGCCCCGGCCTTCACTAGTTCGCGGACGCGCTCCCCGTTGAGCTTCAGGTACCAGTGGGGCGGGGTGAGAATCGCCACCGTGTCCTGGTTGCGCTCACGGAACTCGGGCGGCATCGCGTAGACCGAAGCCGCTCGGGCGATCTCGCCCTTATCGTGCTCGTCGTCATGCGAGAGCGAGTACGCCTCGCCCCACTTGCCCCGGCTTCGTTGCCGCTGGCGCTCCTTGCGGATCAGGTCGATGCCGCTCATTCCGCCTCCCGCTCAGACAGCGAGGCGAGGGAGCGGTTGATCTCTGCGTTCCATTCCTCCCGCCGCGTGCTGCCGAACGTGAGGCAGTCGGCGTCGAGTTCCATCACGTCGTCCACGATGGTCCTGTCGCCGCCGACGATCACCGTCACTTCCCGACCTCGGAGCGCGAAGCTGAGCAGGTCGCGCCACCCGATCACGACGCGGTGATGAACGAACGGGTCGCGGGTCGTGATCTCGTTCAGCCTGCGCCCGTTGATCCGCGTCTCGACGGTGAAGCGGTCGCCCGTCTCGCGGTGGTCGTACGTCGGCTGGATGGACTGCCTCATTCGCTTGGCTTCTCGTGGGAAGACAGGGCAGCGGCGGCGGGAGCAACCGGCGGCGGCATCGTCGACTCGTCACTCATGCGAACCACAATACACAACTACTTGACTTTGCGCAAGTCTCCCGTACAATCCGGGTATGAAGATCAGCGCGTGGATAACCGAAGAAGAGGCCGTGAGGCTGGCAGCGGTGGCGAAACAGGAGAAGCGGTCGAAGTCGCAGATCCTGCAGTTCGGGCTGCTGCTATACCTCGAGCAGGCCGAGAAGAACGGCCATGCTCAGCCCTGAGGATTACCAGCTCGAGGCGGCACGGGATGCTTGGACGCCGCGGCGTTGGGGCGGCGACAGGCCCGTCGACGTCGTTGCTGATCCGAGAACGGTTGAGGAGCTGGAGAGGCAGGAGTTTTACCGTCAGCAGGACAATCGAACCGACAGGTTCGGGAGGAGTTGAGAGGCATGTTCAAGAACTTGTGGTGGGTTCCCAGGGCTGCCGCTGCGGCAGCCCTGGTGTGTTTCGTGGTGTGCCCGGTCGCGTGGTGGGGGTACGGTTGGCGCGTAGGAGTCGTCTACCTGGCCGGCGGCGTGGGTTGTGTGGTGTTGTGCCGTGCGGAGTCCCAGAAGCTGCGGCGGCACCGGAACCGGATGCGGATCCTCCGGTGGAGCTCGACGATGAGCGGAAGGGATCTGGGCTCGGTGGTTCGCACGGCGCCGCTGGTGTCGGAGAAGACGGTCGACAGCCTGTGGGCTGAGGACGCCGATGTGGTGCATCTCTGGACGGCCCGTGAACGGCGTGGGGCGTGATGGGCGAGTTCACACGCACCTACCCCGTCCACGGACGTTTGCCGTCCAGGCCGCCTGACTACCAGAGGGTGGCGCGGCTTCTGACGGATGAGGAGCTGCTGTTCGAGATCCACGACCGCACCCCCACCCGAGAATGGCTAGACGCGCTGTTGGAGGAGTATGAGGCGCGTGGCCTTCCGGCGGGGGACCGGGCACCGGGCCATGAGTGAGATCGCGAAGGCGCTCCTGGCGATCCAGCGGGAAATGCCGCCGGTGAAGCCGGATGCCGAGAACCCGCATTTCAAGTCAAAGTTCGTTTCGCTCGATCATCTGCTTGCGGTAATCCTGCCGGTGCTGAACAGACATGCCGTGACGTTGGTGCAGATGCCCTCTTCGCTTGATGGGGCGCCGGCTCTAACGACGTGGCTGCTGCATGAGTCCGGGGACAGCATCGACTCGACGATGCCGCTAGTGCTGCCGAAGAACGACCCCCAAGGGCAAGGATCAGCCCTAACCTACGCCAGGCGGTATGCGCTGGCGGCTGCGTTGGGGATCTCGGCGGAGAAGGACGACGACGGCGAGCGGGCTACGGAGGCCGTAGCGAAACAGAAGCCCCAAGAGAAGGCTTCAGGCTCGTTCGCTGCGTGGGAAGCAGAGATGGCTTCCCTCGGCGTCGAGAACGCGGCAGGCTGGGCGAAAGCAGCAACCGAAGCGAGCGGCGGGAAGGACTCGTCAACGATGGCGAAACTCGGGCAGGCGTTGGCCGCTTTACGGGCGAAGGACGAGGGGCTGTTCCCGCATGTCGGGTCTGACCCGGAGCTTGTGACTGCTGCGTTCGCTGAGGCGTTCCAGGTACTCGTGGAAGCGCCATGAGCTGCCACGGCGGATTGCGCGCACCCCGGTACGCGACGAGCGTGGCGGACATCGAGCAGAACCCGTCCCTGTTCCTGTGCCCCGACTGCGGCGGGATCCTGCCGGGGCCGCTGTGGAAGTTCTCGAGGCATGACTCGCCGGCTGTGCGTGCTTTGACGGCCGAGTGGTACGGGCCTCTTGGTGAGCTCGAGCGGGAGCGCATCTGACTGTCTGTAAGAACCTTCCGATCAAGTTAAGAACTGGAAGAGCAACAACTAATGGCCACGCTTCGCGTGGCTGTTGCTTTTCCTGCTGCGGGGCGGGGAGCGGGGAGGTAGGGCGTTCCTCCCCCGTACAGGCGGGAGGTCTGCGGTTCGGTTTCACGGATCGGCAGTTGGTCGGAGAGCGCGCCCCCTTGGCCGGTCGCCCTTAGCCGCGCAATACTTGCTCTCCGCTCCTGGCCTCGCGGCCACGACGGGTTTCTCTAGGTCTGTTTCGGGGTTGGGTGTTCGAGGACCCTCTGACGGCCATTTAGCGTGGGCTTCGTAGAGGGCTACACGAGGTCGGTATGGCGAACATCCGTTCGTGTAGACTCGTCCCTATCGCGACTTCGACGGTGGCGACTCTAGCGGTCCCGAGCACTCCGTGCCGGGGCCGCTTTCTTTTCGGGCTTGACGGCGAACGAACGTTCGCTATGTTGCCGGGGTGCCGCTCCCGAAACCCCAGGCCGGCGACCCCGCCACCCCCGATCAGGCAAAGACGCTGCGCGCGATCCTCGAACTCACCGGAGAGCTGGGCTATCGGCCCTCCGTTGAACAGCTCCGCGTCCGCCTCGGCCTCCGATCCAGATCAACCGTCCACCAGAGCCTCTCCTATCTGCGCATCAAGGGATACATCGACTGGAACCCCCATCAGGCACGCACATTGAGAGTCCTGTAACGCCTCCTAAGCGCTCCTAACGCCCTATGAGACGTTCCCCCATGAGACGCACTGCCTGGATCCGGAAACCCGCCAGGGAGGCCAGGGAACTCACCCGGTCGCGGCGGGAAGTTCTGCTGCGATCCGGCGGCTGGTGCGAAGTCCGGTTGGACGAGTGCCTCGGCCAAGCGCACGGCGTTCATCACCGGAAGCCTCGCGGCCACGGTGACCACCGCGTGGTGAACCTGATCGCGGTCTGCGCACGATGCCACAGCGAGATCCACGGCCACCCCGCGTGGGCCAGGTCGGAGGGACTCCTCGTTCGCTCCGCGGACGATCCGGCGTTGGTGCCGGTTGTAATCCGCCAGCCGCTGCTCTAAACTCCCGGGCACAACGAAAACCTGCATCCCCGCGCCATTCGGCCGGGGCGCCCAGGGCAAGCCGAAGCTTGCCACAGCGAAAGAAGGGGTCGGTGTCCTGAAACGTGTCGCACTCACATTGTTCACGCTCTACGTTCTCGCAATAGCCGCAGCAGCCGCCAGAGGCTCCGACGGCTACCGCCAGCATGGCCGCGGCGACTTCCCGCCGCACCATCAGCTATGGCTCTGCATCCACGCCGGCGAAGGCCGCTGGAGCGACCGCGACTCCGGCCGTAACGGCCATTACGGAGGGCTACAGATGCATCCAGGGTGGGGCTACGGGACCGCCTACTACGCCTCGGACAGCTCGCAGGTTGAGCAGGAGTGGGCAGCCGAACGGGGCTATCGCGCCTCGGGCATGTCGACCCGCTGGCTCTGGGGCCAATGGGCAGCCGACTACCGGAGGTGTCACGCCTACGCATGAGGTAGCATCGGGCGGGTTGGGAGTGTTGTGCTCCTCCTGCTGACGGCAGACGAAGCCCCCGGAGCTCTCGCTGGAGCCGGGGGCTTCGCTACGCCTTAGGCATTTTCGCGCCCGCCAACGCACCGCCCAGGATCAGCCCCAGGTCGCGGAGCCCGGTCGCGGCGAGGCTGTCAGCCCCCGACACAACAACGATGATCGTCAAAGCGACCACCGTGACGATCAGTGCGATCAGCAGGGAGCCTTCGTTGATCAGGTCGGTCCAGTTCACCTGAGGTTCCTGACGATCCAGATGACACCGCACACCGCAGCGATCACCAGGGTGATCTGCAACAGACTCATCAGCAGCGCGCCCGGTTCAAACGCACGATCGACGAGGCGACGAACTTGTCGGACGCCATCTTCTCAGCAGCAGACTTCGCCGGGTCATCGTCCGTTTGGGCCTGCGCGGCGATCAGGACGTCGTCGAAGGCGTCGAGGATCACGCCGCGGGAAGTGCAACTGTTTCGGTGCTGGCTCGAGGACACCCACGCGGAATACGATGACGTGGCCGCAAGCAAAATCACGGCGAGCGCCAGAGAAGCCAGGATCGCGGTCACTTTCAGGGATGTCCCCGCAGTAGGAGCGTGAAGATCGCCGCGAACGCCGCCGACGTCAACACCCCGGCGACCAAAGCGATCCACCATTTACGAGAGTCCAGTAACGTCTTTGAGGCGAGCGCAGCGCCACGGTTCTCCGCCAGGGTGGTGCGGATCGCGTCGACGGACTGCTGCAGCTCCCGCTGCCCGTCCTTGATCGGCGTCAAAGCAAGCTCGAGCTCTCGCCATGTGACGTTGTTTCCGTTCTGCGGCGCAGGAGTCACCCGCGTTCCACCTTTGTTTGCGGCAAGTAGTGATGGCTCTCCAAAGCTAGGTGTTCGCGGATGCTGGCGTGCTTCTATCCCGGCACCCGCACGAACCGCGCGCCGATAGGTGACCGAATCCACCTTGTCCTCCCGAACACGCCGCCACCGTTCGACTGGCTATCCGTCAGGTTCGCTTGCGCGGACGTGTTGCCCTCGATTGTGCGTATCCACCCGGCGAATACATTCCCGTTCCACCGCAAAGCCAACACCCGCTCCACGATCCCGATGTGGTCGTCGTAGGCGTAGGCGCCCTCTCCGAACTCGAAACACACCAGGTCGCCGCGCAACGGCCGGTCCACGCGCCAGCCCTTGGTGGTCGCGATGGACAGCAGCTGTCCGACCGATGCGCCGCCGGGGAGGTTGAACCCGGCGAGCTTGAACATGCCATGCTGGAACGAACAACACCAGTACGACCCGGCCGGGGCGCCGGCGTCCCGGTTCCACTTGTCGATCTCCGGCCCCCTGTTACTGCCTGGGGGCTGTTCCGTGGTGCCACGGAAGGTGATCGCCTGCCTGAGCGCATCCTCCCGGAACGTCACCCCGCGGATTCTACGGGCAGCGGCGGTTGATGCTCAGAAGATGCTTGCCTGGAAACGGCGTGCGTTCTGAGCGGACGGCGGGCTGATACCGCCTCCCGACCCTCCCTCGACGATCGGGCCGGGGAACGAGGCTGTGCCTCCTCCGCCGCTGACGGGGAAACTCACCGACGCGACAGGCCCTGACGTTCCTGCCTCTCCACCGACGCCACCTATGGTGGGTCCGGATAGCAGGAACGGCGCGTTGAAGATCGCGACATACCAGGCCGCCCCGAAATAGTAGGTGTTGTCGTCCCACAAGGCGTCCGGGCCTGAGATGTCCTGGGTTCCGGGCAAAGCGTAGGTGGGGCTGTCGGGATTCGTGATGCCGTTGCGGTTGATCACCATCTGCGCGTAGGTCGCGTCTGTCGCGAAGCCTGAGTAGACGAAGCTGAAGTTGTGCCAGTCGTACGAAGCCCAGTATGGGACGCGGCGGGTTCCGTTGCGAACTGCCAGGCAGCAGATCGGCCACCCGTGCTCGCTGTAGTTCGGTGTGCCGCCCGAGTGCGTGAACGTGCGGTTCGCTCCCGGCAGGGTGACGCTCGTGTAATAGGCGTTGCTGATCGCGCCGCCCGTCGCCGGGTCGATCCCTGTCGTGACAGGTTGGAACCATGTTCCCTCGACTGTCCCGTCCACGATCGTCCCCGCCGTGTTCGTCAACGTGACGTCCACGTCGAGTGTGCTGACTCGTTTCATGCCGTACCAGGTTTGAAGGGAGCACGCCCTCGAGCCGAGCGTGAGCGTGGACGCTTCGGGGTTCTGGTAGCGCACGAGCGCGACGTCGCCGGGGACGATGTTCCCCGAGATCCGCGCCGGTACAGCCAAAGCGGCCGGGCAGTTGTCAGAGACGGCGGCGGGGACGCTGATTTTGTTCGGCTGTGCCGCGTCGAGCTTGTTCGTCGTGCCGCCAGAAGGGAACACGCCCAGCACGGAGCTGACATGCGTCGGGTAGCGGCTCCCGGAGAGGTATGCCTGGCTGGAGTCGTAGGCGATCGCCCACCCGTAATACGTGAACGACCCTGTGGAGAGGATGTTCGCGGTGAAGGACGCGTCGGCGTTGTCGGTCGCACCGATCGCCATGTCGTAGGTGTCGTTCCAGGTGACGCTCGCACCAGCCGTGTGGGTTGCCGGCGTGGTGTTAGCGGTTCCGCGGCGGCGGATCCTGTACGACCCGGCCGTAAGCTTCGCGACATACATGACTTCGCTGTCGATGGTGACGCAGAACGTGTCCGGGAGCCCGCTGTCGCCGGTCAGGCTGAGCAGCGACCCTGTTGTTGTGAGGTTCGCGGACAGCGTTGCCGTGACGGAGGTTCCGGTCGGGGCGAGCTCCACCGGGTCCGTTTCGCCGCCGTTCCCGGGGCCGGTGCCTGTGCCGCTACCGAAGATGCTGAACAGGTCGTGGACGGCGGACGCGTGCAGGAACGGCACGTCGATGTAGCCGAGTCGGCCTCCTGTGAAGTCGTCGAACCTGAATACGGACCCGAGGCCGCCCAGCCCGATGAAGCCGCTGTTGTTGTACTTCGTGACGTCGCCGCTCGCGTCATAGCTCAGCACCGACGCCGTGTTCTGGTAGACGGTAAGCACGTACCCGTCGACCTGGAACATCACCACGTCGTTGTTCGCAACGACCGCGCCGGACGCCGTCGCGAGCAGCGTGTACGCGCCCGCCGTCATCCGGTAGATCTGCAAGCCCTGGACGCCGTTCTGCCACTGCATCATGTAGCCGTTCGGCGCCGAGGTCTGCGAACTGGACCTGAGGTACAGACGGATATACGTGCCGCTTAGCGTGTCCACTACCGGCACCTTCACCTGGGCGATCTGGTCCGCGGGGAACACGGTGTTCCACGACATGTCGTTCAGGACGTTCCCCGCTGACACGCCTGCGCACTGGTTGCTGATCAGCCTCAGCAGGCTCGCTGAGGTCATCCCGCCGTAGTTGGAGGTGGTGAGCGGGTTTTCGTTAGCCCGGTTGAAGTCGTCGAGCAGCGCCGGCGCGGACATCTCAGGCGATCGAGTAGATGCCGGAAGCGTTGAAGATCACGTTGATGTCGCCACCGTTAGGCGTATAGGACGTGATCTCGAGGTTCAACAGCAGCACCGAAGTCGCATCCGACCCTGTGTCCTTGTAAAGGATCACATGCGTGAACGCGGCCCCGGAAACCCCGGTGACCGTCACGTCGGCCGCGTCGAGGACACCGGACGTCACCGTTTTGCTTGCAAGGTTCCCGGAGCGGGCAATAATGCTGGCGCCGGTGAGGTCTGCCACGAACTCGTGGGCGCTGCTATACGAACCTGCGTAGAACAGGATCTTCAGGTTGTCGGACGCCAAGTTCGCCGCGGTTGCGCCGCCGAGGATGTGCGCGACTCCCTTCGGGTAGGTGCTGGTAGCCATCAGGCGTGAATCGACAGGGAGAGAGTGATCCGGGTAACCGTCCCGGCGGAATCGACGTTCAACCGGATCGTGTCACCGTCGACGATGCTCGTCGTCCAGCCCGTCAGCGCAGTGCTCTCAGCCTTGTTCTCGGCTATCAGCGTGGGGAGGTCGCTCCCTGCTATGGAGTCGGTGACGGTCGGCGGGAACCCCGAGAAGGCGGTTTTCCACACGTCGACCTGGATGCTCCCGGCCTGGTCCGCGAGGAGCCTCCAGCCGGTGATGATCCCGTAGGCGTGCACGGGGATGTCCAACTGGGTACCCGCGGCGATCGCGGCGCCACTGTTGTCGATGATCGCCACCAAGGTCGTCGGGCGGACTGTCCAGTCGGCTTTCCCGAAGCGGTGCTCGCGGCCGTGCAGCTGCTTCGCCATCAGGTGATCGCCACCTGCCCGAGCCCGCCCGCCGCGTACGCCAACGCCCGAGGGTCGAACGGGTTGCGCCCGTAATACGCCGCCGGCGACATGTCGAGGGTCAGCATCACCTCGGCGTGCGTCGACGTCATCGGCCGGATGTCGTAATGCAGCCCTTCCACGAACAGGTACTGGCTGAACCCGCCGCCCCCGACATGGCTAGTCGTGAGATGGACGCGGTCGCTCACATCCACGCCGGTGACGAGGAGCCAAAGCAGCCTGGACGGGTTCCCGGTCGCCTTGCCAGCATGGAACGAAAGCTTCCGGACGGTCGAGAGCGGAGTGGAGTAGTTGTCGACGTAGTAGGCGGCGATGCGCTGGCACTCCTCCGACGCGGTTGTGCCGGCTCCGCCGCCGTTCAAGATGTTCTCGGCGCTCCACGTCCGGATCCCGTACTTCGCGACCGCCTCGGGATGGTTCGACACGTACTGGGACGCGATATCCCCATCGTCGATTCCTTGCGGCGTGCAAATACCTACGGTCCAAAGGTGCTCCATGTCGATCATGAACTCGAGCGGCTCAACGACCTGGACGGTCGTGAAGTCAGCGACGACGGCGGCGGTGTCACCGACGTGCCAAGGGTGGATGTGGTAGCTGGCGTTCGTTGGGTTGAACCTCGCGAACCGGCCGTGGAACGTGACGGTGCCGTCCTTCGCGACCCACAGGTTCGCGACGCCGGGGAACTCCGCGTCTGCGGCGTCCTGCATCACCGTCAGCGCCGGTGTCCCGAACGAGTAGACGATCCCCCCAACAGTCGAGTTGCCGCCCGACAGCTTCACGTTCCCGCTGAAGATCTCCCGGAGCGTCCCGATCGCCAACCCGGTCCCCGGCCAGCCGATCTCGTCCAGAACCTGGACGAGCCTCGTCCTGACCGCATCCGTGCCCGAGTCGTCGGCGTAGAACACGTCGCCTGCTGCTTCCGCTGGGAGTGTGTCCCCGAAGGCTCCGTTCGGGACGAGCTCGGTCGCGCCGAAGATCGCGAGTGCGTCAACCAAATGGAATGTGACGGTGTTGAACCGTTCCGTCGCGTCGACCGAATACTGGATGTCGGAGATGAAGCCGCGAAAGATCGTGCTGTACGCCCCCACGAAGGGGTCGTAGAGGGCGTAGGCGGCTTGTTTGAGCGGGACGAGTTTCCCGAACCACGGCCCCGAAGGGTTCGTCGGGTCCAAAGCCCCGGTCGTGTCGACCATCGTGACGGTCGCTGATCCGGCTTCGGTGCGGTCGAACTCGTAGTTGCGTCCGCGGTCGATCGTCACCCCGGTCGTCCTGTACGGGGAGACGTCGAGTTGGGTCCAGGTTGGTGCTGCGGTGAAGGTGTCGTCGTTGAACGCGACACAGAACCCCTGGATAGCCATTTATCCCTGCCAGCCCCAGCGGGACTGCCCGCCGGGGAACCTGCCACGAGGCTGCGCCGCAACCTGCTTCTTGTGGCGCAAACCCAGCTTCTCGAGGACCTTCTCCGCGACCTGATCCGGTGACATCGCGCCGTTCACGTTGATCGTCACAGACCCCAGCCTGAACGCCTCCGCCCCGGAGCCGTTCGGCGCTCCCAGCGACGCAGAAGCGTTTGAGATCCTGTCGACTGTCCGCTGATATCTCGCGTCCGATAAAGCCTGCTGAGCCTTCAGGATCCCTTGCGGGCCGCCGATGATCCGCGCGAGCTTCAAGGCGTTCATGGCGTCCGTGATCGCGCGCTCGTCTGTCTTGAACGTCTGCTTGCGCCCCAGCAGCGCGAGCACGCTGCTCTTGATCGCGGACGCCTCGTCCTTCCGGGCCTGCGCGGCCTGCTTGTCCAGGTCGACCTGTTGCCTTTTCAGGTCGTTCAGTGATTTCTGGGCGTCGACGAGCTGCCCCTGAATGTCGAGGTCGTTCTTGTGTAGCAGCGATTCCTGGCTGAGGTAGCCGACGAGTTTTTTGGTGGCTGCTATGTCATCCGCAAGCGTCGACGTCAGTCCTGCCTTCGAAACCGACAGTTGGAGGCGCTGCACGGCCAGGTCGAACGCTTTCTTCCATTTCGGCTCACCAACTATTGTTTTTGGCGGAATGAGACCGCCTGTCGCACCTAGCCCCTGCGAAGCGTCGAACGTCGGAAGTGTGGTGCCGACCGGACCCACCGGCCCCGGTGGCCCAACGCCGCCCTTCCCAGACGGTTTCCCTACCGGGCCTGACACGCCGGGAGGGAACTGGGAGGCAGCGCCGCCGCCGGTCGCGTTCCCGAACTTGTCGATCGCGATCGCCCCGACCGCGACGAGGATCGCACCCCAACCGGTGGCGATGAGTGCGGCCCTCCACGCGGCCGCAGTGGTTTCGGCTCCCGCGATGTTCGCCGCGACGATCGTGGCGATCTGCTTCAGAGCGCCGATCTTCCACAACACCCATGCTGACGCCATCACCTCCAACTGTTTCTTCTGGCTGCCGATCGCGTCCGACAGTCCGAGCAGCGCCTTCGATACTCCCTCGATGAGGTTCGCCACGTTTCCGATCACGGCGAGCGCGCTTTCGAAGAACGTTTTCAGGTCGTCCTTGTGTGCACTCAGGAACGACACCACGTTCTCGAGCGCCTTCCCGAGCTTCTCACCGACGGCCTGCGCGATCTGCTGCGCCTGCTGCTGTGTCCTAGGGTCGGTAGCCCATGCGGTCAGGATCTTCGTGAACCTTGTGACGGCCGGGACTGCGGCTCCGACGAGGACGCCGGCGATGTCCTTCAGCCGGTCGCGCATGATGTTCAGCTGGCCTGGCAGGGTTTTCCCGGCCGCCGCTGCCGCGCCTTCCATGCGCTGACGGAATTGGTCGAGGATGAACTTCTGCGCGCCGATCACGTTCCCCGACAGTTGCATCGCTTTGATCTGCTTGACCTGCTGCTGCGTGAACACCACCCCCGCCCGCGCGAGGCCGACGACTTTGCGGGCCGGGTCCTCCAACGCCTTCCCGAGGGCGAGCGCGGTAACGGACATCGGCTTCCCGGCGCGCACTGACCAGTCAAGTGCCGCCTTCGTCGCCTGCGTGAAGATGTCGTTGTTCTTCCCGACCTGATTTCTGATCGCGCGGAACGTCAGCAGAACATTCTCTCCGCTTTTGACTGTCTCATCGTCTACGCCGGACAGGTTCGAGAGGGTCATGGAGAGGTCGTTGATCTGCTTGTTCGTGACGTTCGCGACTCCTCCCGTGGCCTTCAGCGCCGCCTGCGTTTGGGCCTGCACCTTCGCTGAATCAGCGAACTCCTCGATACCCAGATGAACAGCCATGTTCAAGCCCTCGACGGCCTTCTGAACTGCGTCCACGACAAGAACGCTTTTTGCGAGCTGCCCGAAGCTGAGCGACAGCCCTTTGATGCCGCGTCCGGCCGCGGACAGTCCCCGGTTGAGCGAGTTGACGTCCGCGACGACGTTGACTTTGATCGTCGGCATCAGGACGCGGTTTCTCTAGCCCACTCGTACATCGCTACATACTGGGACAGGGTTAGCTGTTCGATCCCGGCGGGGCCGATCCCGAACGTCGCCCCGACCCACGGCTGCCACATCAGGCTGGGATCTCGGATCCCAGCACGGATGTTGAGTCCGCTGATCCATTCAGCCCTTCGGACGGTGTCGGCGTAGACTCGGGCTCGACGGTCGGCTTCTCTACGCCTTCGGGCGGGGGGACCTCTTCGGCCTCCGATTCTCCCTCGACGAACACGACCTCGCCGAGGCTCACGCCGTCCACCATCCTGAAGATCCGTTCGACGCTCCAGTCGGGCCTGGCGGCGCGGATCGACGTGGCGATCATCGCGGACACGATCGGGCCTCTCTGCCGTTCGTGCTCGTCGTCGACGGCCTGGAAGAACTCCGGTACCGGCATCCCCGACGTGACAAGGTCGATCAGCCGCAGGTCACTTACCTTGTCGGTGACGCTCCATTCGTAGAACGCACCGTCGATCTCGAACCCTCCGTTGCCTGCCATTCCTGCCTCCTAGTTGACTTTCGCTGCGAGCCTGCCGAGCCAGTTCTCGAACGACTCGGTTGTCCTCGTTTCGTTCTCCTCCAACGCCGCCGTCATCTCCCGCAGAAGAAGATTCCCGAGGTTAGGCCGCCTGCTTCCCAGGTTTCCCCCTCGCCGCTTCTGACGGGGAACGATGTAGACGGCCGACTGCGTCACGCCGACGCGCATCCTCGACCATTCCGGCGTCTCCTGCATGTTCCGGATGTCGTTCAGCGACTTCGCTGCTGCATCATCAGCAACAGGCTTCGCCACGTCCCGCAGCTCCCCGCGCAGTTCGCGGCGCACACTCTTCTCGAGTCCCTTTAGGGCGCGTTGGAGCTCGATAAGTCCGCTTACTTTGACCGTCGCCGTCATCTAGACGGTGGCGTATGAGATCGTTCCGTTGACGGGAAGCTCGATCGGTGTCATCGCGGCGTCCCCGACTGCGCCGCCGATTGGGGTGTACGTCAGGATCGGGCAGCCACCCGTGAATTGCGGGTTAGCGGCCGACACTGTGCCGTTCGTCGGGCGGACGATCACTGCGACGGTGCCTGCGGCGGCGAACTTCGCGTAGAACGTGTCGTGCACCTTCGACGTCGTGAAGTCCGAGAACATCGTGAACGTGAATCTGTCGTCCCGGATCCCGGCCAGATGCTGCTGCCCGTTCGCGCCCATCGCTGTCACATTCACGTCCGCCGCGGTCGTGATGACCTCTACGTCTCTGACGTGGTCGGACAGGTCGACACCGTCGAAGCTCGCGAAACAGTTCCTCAAAACGAATGCGTTAGCCATCAGTCAGAACCTCCAAGGTTTGGTTTAGAGCCACACCATCACAGTCCATTCGCTGCCGAGGACCTGCCCTCCCTGGTCGCGGACGAACAGCTGCTCCCCCGTCGCCTCCGTCACATGCAGATCAGCGACGACACCGCCAAGCGACGTGTCCGCCTCGATCGCTGCCTTCACCGAGCTCGAGCCGGTGGGGGAAAGATATTTGTCCAGCAGCTGTGACGCGCCGATGTCCGACGTGAGCGCAACGAACGCCTGGACGGTGAACGTCCACAGGTGGACGCCGCCCTGCATCGCCTGGTCGTACGTCACCGTGCCGCGCCTCACATGGGCTGAGGGCGGGGTGGGGTTCGACAGGATGTACGGCGACGCCTGCAACCCGGGGATCGTCCGCAAAGCGTCAGCGATCGCGGAGCGGATCAGGACCGCGGAGCTGGTTTGGAGGGCGCTCAAGAGATCATCACCCCGGCGCCGGGGCCTTTGATGAACGGGTCAACGAGCCACGCAAGATCTGGGTCTACCTTCGAGATGCGGACGGCGACGTTATCGATGCCGAGGCCGACGATCCCGAACGGCGCCTCCCGAGCTCTGCGGAGGAGCCGCATCGACATAATCATCGCGGCCGACTTGATCGGTGCCGGGACGGCGGGCCAGCCGAACGTTCCCTGAACCTGAACCGACCGCGGCCACATCGGAAGGATGTGCGACGAATACGGATACCGCTTCATCTGCAGCTCGTCGAACGGCTCCCCGTTCGCGGTCGCGTTCAATGGCACCAGCACATAATCCGTGTTCTCTGTCCACGTCGTCTCGAACGTCCCGTCGCCGTCATAGTCGGTCATCACGCTGGTCACGTTGATCGCGTCGTCGATGTCGAGGTGCCACCGATCAACGGGCGTGTAATACCGGGTGCCGACACTGCTCGTGAACGTCCGGCCCGTGTATTCGTCGATGCCCGCGCAGGCGGCGGCGATGTGGATTTCGGCGTCGTAGTCCGCGAACGACACGCCGACCAGCTCGGCGTTGTTCTTCAGCTCCTGCAGCGTGATGTAGCTCACAGGTCGTCCGTTACTTTGACGAGGTTGTAGCCGTCGTTCGGGAACGTCTGCACCGCGCCCGACACGAATGTCACTTCCCACTCCGACACGTAGAGCCCCGCTGTGCCGGGTGCGGCGGCCCAGTTGTAAACCACATCGCCTGTGGAGCCGTCGACGGTGCCGGCGCCGTTCTGAGCGTTCGTCGCCGTCCCCGCCACCGACAGTGTTCCGCCGCTGATCGGCCCCATCTTGAACACGATCGCGGCCCCCTGAATGTTCACGGCCGCGCCAGTGGAGTCCTCGAGGGTGGCGTAGATGCTAGACGCGGTGTCACCGGTTTTTATGCTGAAATCGGGCTCGGGCATCAGGGTGTGTTTGCGTAGGTTTTGCCGGTGCGCATCCGCGCCTTCGCGCGGCCGCTGCTGGTTGACGCAATCGTAACTGCGGCTCCGGTTATCGTCCGTGTCGCCCCACCAGGAAGATCACTGATCGTCACGCTCCCCGGGAGCCTCGTCCTGGTCCTGCTCGTCAGGACAGGCCCTGCGGACGAGGTGATGGGCCTCGGCCCGGGGTGGGCCGTGCACGTTGCGAGCGCGCGGACACCAAGGATCGTGCAGTCGGCCCGGACGAACCCGAGCTTCCCTGCTGCTGTCGCTACGGCGCGCTGCGTCCCCGGATTGATGAGGTTCGCGTTCGGCCTAGCTGTCGCGGTTGCGCTGGCGCGCTGAGAGGCGGGCCTCAGCTGGACGGCACCAGGTTTCGCCGCCGCGGCTGCGGTTGCGCGCACCCCGACAACCCCGCCGTCGATCTTGACCGAGCCGAGCTTCGCGGCGGCTGTCGCGTTGGCGCGGATGCCGACGATCGTGACGTTCCCGCCGTTGACCGTCACGACCGTTCCGGGCTTCGCCGTCGCGGTGGCGAGTGCGCGCTCCTTCGCAGGAATCAGAAGAACACTGTTCGGCTTGGCTGTCGCGGTGGCTGAGGCCCGTTGGACGGCGGGTGCGAGCTTGACCGCACCCGGCTTGGCTGTTGCGGTGGCTGTGGCCCGTTCTCGCGCCGGACTGATGAACACCGTTCCTGGCTTGGCCGTCGCGGTCGCGGTGGCCCGGACGCCGGTGATGACGACGTTTCCGAGGATCAGCAGCGTCCCAGGCTTCGCCGTAGCGGTGGCGAGGGCGCGTTCCTTCGCGACGATCAGGAGGACACTGTTCGGCTTCGCCGTGGCAGTCGCGGTTGCGCGCTCCCGGGCCGGTGAGAGCTGAACAGCGCCAGGTTTCGCGGTAGCTGTTGCTGCGGCGCGCTGAGATCCAGGCTTGAGCAGGAGCGCGTTCGGCTTCGCAGTGGCTGTCGCCTCGCTGCGCTGCGACCCGGGCTTCAGAAGGACACTGTTCGGCTTCCCGGCTGCCGTGGCGGTGGCGCGGGCGCCGACGACGCCACCGTCGATCTTGACCGAACCGAGCTTCCCCGCAGCCGTTGCTGTTGCGCGTTGCGAGCCTGGCTTGAGGAGAACCGCGTTCGGCTTCGCTGTTGCGGTCGCTGCGGCCCGCTCGCGCTGCGGCGACAGGAAAACCGTGCCCGGTTTCGCCGTCGCGGCCGCCAGTGCGCGGACGCCGGTGATGGTGACATCTGGGCTTGCGACCGGCGGGACTGGCGGAACCGGGAAGAACCTTGACGGTCCGGCTATCGCCGCGGAGTCAATGCGTGATACTGGGTGGGTAGGTTGTTGCTGGGCCACCGGCCCCTAACCCCTACTCGTCCCAGACAGCGTAAGTCTGGGCGATCTGAGAAGCACCCGTTTCCGGAATGACGCACACCCCGTTCAATGTACCCACCGTAGGCGGAAGGATCATCCCCACGTCACCGAACGTCCAGATCACCCCGGCGCCGGCCTGCGGGCCAATCACAGTCCGGTAGCCGAGATCCACGAACGTTGGTGTGCCTCCGGTGCTGGTGGTGAACGCCTGGCAGGCCGCCACGGCGCCCGGGTTCGTGACGCACGCCTCCGCCAACGCGGCGCCCAATGTGCCCGGGCCGACGGTGATCCTGGCGAGTCTGATCTCGAATGCTGTGCCTGACGTGTTAAAAACGCCGATTTCCCGGAGTGATCCGCCAACGACGCCGCCGGGGAACACGGAGATGATCGGGATTAGGCTTCCTGCCGATGCTGTAGCTCTTACGCCTGCAGAGAACCTCGCCATCCGTTCCCTCCTACGCCGGGGTGTATGTCGCCATATTGACTATAGGTGCGGCTACCGTCGCCACGACCGCCGCGGGCGTGTAGTCGACATAGATGCCCATGAAGCACACCATCGCTATCCGGGTGCTTGCGGTGACCTGCGTGATCCGCATGACCGGGGCTGTTCCTAGGGTAACGGCCGGGGTTTCGGTGATAGTGCCAGGCGAGAACTTCCAGCCTCCGCCGTAGTTCGCCGCGCCGAACCCCGCCCAGAAGGCACCGGATGTGCCGGTAGCGCTGAGGGCGATGTTCGTGATCGCCGGGTTCGATGCGACACCAACTGTTCCTTGCTTCGCGCTGGTGCTTACGGGTGCGGCGGTAACGGTCCACGGGATGACGCAGTTGAGCGTGTCCGCTGCCGCGACCCCGGCGGCGGTGTAGGTGGTCATGGTGGCGTCGTAGCTGGAGTTGGCGGTGTTCGCGGCGTTTCGTATCTGGTGGAGCCCGGTGCTGCTGGTGGTGTCGGCTATCCCTGCGGGCGGCGTGTTGTCTACAGCCTGAAAGAGGTTGCTGGTGCCCGCGGCGTCGTTCGTCCAGTTGTTCCCTCTCGCGCTGTCCACGGTCGGAAGCAGAAGCACGACCTTGCCGCTGCCGGGGTAGCCGTTGTTTACCGATCCTGTGGAGTCATTGAGTGCATAGTCGTCGGCGTTGATAACCTTGCTTGCACCAGGAGAGCTGAGCCATCCAAACCCGGCACCGTTGGTTCGCGCAACGCTTCCCGACCATGTCGCGACGGACGTTCCATCGAGTAGAAGCTCGGCGGCGGTCCAGGTTGTCGTTGCGGTGGCGACTCCCTTTAGTTCTACTCGGTGCCATGTCCCGTCGTTTATTGTGGCCGAGGGGGAGCCTTGAACGACGTTGTTGACGAGAAGTTCGAGTGCACCGTCAGTACGTAGACGGGCAACGATCTGCGTTACGGAGGACCCTCCGAGAAGCAGTACGGCTGCGGCTGCCGTCGGGGCGGCGGAGGCGTTGAGGTAAATTCTCGCCCAATAGCTTCTTCCGTCCGTAAATGTCGGTGTAGGTGCTGTAACGCTGGCCGCGTTATTCGAGACGGTCGAGTCGCATTTCCAGGATGCGGCTCCGCTTCGAAACACAGAGGTGTCCTGAGATACCGAACCGCCCGCTGTTCCATCAGGACCAGCGTTCTGAGTCTGTCCCCCTGACCCACCTAATCCGGCGTCGATTTCTGCGCCAGCTTGTTGCAGGCGCGCCACCTAACTGAACGACGAGGTGTTCGAGACTGGCGTTGACGGGTCGGGGAACTGCCACACAAACGCCTGGAAGGTAGGACCTCCGCCAGGCTTGGCGACAGTGACGACAGAGGTGTTGTTGACCCACTGGTTCACGGGAACCTCAGCGAGTCCGTTGCGGGTGCCGTCCGCGTCGTCGCTTTCGAAGCTCAGCCAGAGCGAATAGCGCGGGTCGGACTGATGGCCGTGCGCGGGCTTCCCGACATACTCGACGGTGAACGTGGCGTCGTCGATCGTCTCGGAGACAAGGGTGATGGTTGCCAGATCGGCCATGCGGTGTCCTCTCGTGTTAGGTGCGGGTGTACGCGATCATGCAGACAACGATCCAGACAAGGCTAGACCGTGATCGCGCCCGCGCCCGTCGCCGGCACCTGATACGTGAAAGTTCCGAGCGTCACTGTGTTCGCGCCGCCGAAGTCGACCCACATCACGAGTTCGTCCGCCGACGAGGTGCCGCCGTTGCGCTTGTACACCACCAGCTGGTTAGCGCTGAATGATGCCTGCGTCCAGGACGGGTTCGTGAACGTCCACCGCGTCTCGTTCGACGCTGCGTCATACGTCACGGTGTTCCCCGTGAGTGTGGCGCCACCAACGGTGTAGCCGCTGGTGCCGATCGTTTCGGTAGTGACGTCGGAGCGCCAACGGTCGGTGTCCGTGTTCGCGGTGTAGCCGACGGTGAGCATCGCGCCGAACGTGTCTCCCTGCAGGTCGACAGTCCCGCAGGCGATCGCTTTCATCCCCAACCCGTAGAACCCTGCGGTGACCGGCATCCCGATCCTCCTATGTGGTTATTTTCACGGTCGCGGTCGCACCCTCGATCGTCACGTCCCGCGTCTTCACCGGGAACGATACATCCCCCACTAGACGTTTCAACGCCCCCAAAGCGGCCTTGGTGCCGTCGGATCCCACCCATTTGGCGCGCCACGCCTCAACCTCGTCGCTTCCCACGCAAGCTTGCGCGATCAGTGAGTGAAGGTCTGTGCGGTTCCCGCTGTCCCACATCAGCGGGAACCGCACAGACCCGCGGCACTCCGAAGCATGGACGGCGTACTGGTAGCTACCGTCGATGTAATCGCCCATGTCCTGCTCCCCGAACATGACGGTTGGCTTCCCGCAGGCCACCGCGGCAGCCGCGATGGTGCCGTGCGCGACGACGACGTCGGCTTGCTGGATGAGCTGGTAGCTGTGCTGGAACTGCATGCGGTCGTTCGCGACTAACGTCGCCTTTGGGTGCGGCCAGACGCCGTTTCGGTGCGGCGACGCGACAAGGCTAACCGTCAACTCGAGGCCGAGGCCCAGCAGCTGCCGGTAAAGCTCCTGGTTCAACGATGGTGCGGGGTCGTGGCCGTTCGTGCCCGCGTTCAGCGCCTCGATGTTCGGATGCATCGGCGCGAACAGCACCCTCACCGGGCTCTCAACAGCCTGGAATGGGGCGGTGGGGCTGAACAGCCATCCCACGGCCTCTTGATCCAGCCCGCCGCCGCCGAGCTCGAGATGCCCGGGGCCGTGCTCCAAACGCAGCGACACGTTCGGGTCGGGCTCCGTCAAACCGTCATACACGAAACACGTCGGCAACCCAGCGTGCGGGTACAGCACCACGGTTGCCCCAGCGTCCTTGGCTGCCTGGATCATCGCGGGCCGCGGATGCGCCCACGCCCAGTCGCAATCGACGAGCAGCAGGTCGGTTTCGTCGATGCGCTCTACCGGGGTGTGGCCGTCGCTGATGAGACGTTGGCGGAGGTAGGCGCCTTTCCCTTCGGGGTCGAAGATCGCGAACCTCATCCGCGTGAGATCAAAGCGTCCTGATGAGCCTGATCCCCACGAACCTGCAGCTGGAACCGCGGCCCGTTGATCGCCAGTGCCTGCTCGAACGCCGGCCCTGCACCGCCCGTCTGCCCGCCCTTGTGCATCAGGCCCGGCCGGAGGTTTTTGAGTGTCATGCCGTGGGTGCGGGCGTGGAAGCTGAAGGCGTTGTCGGAGAAGTAGGATGGGCCTGCCTCGTCGTAGCTGACGTCCCAGCCGCCCATGTCCCGCGCCTCCTGGGTGACCATTCCCATGCACCAGCCGTCGACGTACGGGTACGGGATGTCGTCGACGTTGCCGTGGGGGTCTTTGCGTAGCGGGCCGAGGACGCATCCTTCTTCGATCTGGGCGCGGATCTCGTCCAGCCACGTTGCCCGCAGAGCGGAGATGTCGTTGTTCAGGAAGAGCACATGATCCGTTTCGACCAAGGCGAGTCCGGCGTTGTTGGCGCCGCAGAACCCCGTCCTGGCGTCCATCCGCAACGCCGCGAACGCCAACGGCTCGTCGGAAAAGTCGTCCACGATCACCAACTGATCTGGCTTGCCTGCTTCGATGGCTGCGAAGTACTCCGGTTCGAGCTCGGGGTGGTTGAGCCACGCGGTGACGATCGCGAGCGTCACGCGGCCAACCGCAGCGGCGGAACCCGCTCCACCTTCTCCAACTCGTCCATCACGGGAACCCAATGCTCGTCCATGACCGTGTCGACGTCGTAGCCCAGCGCGAACTCGCGGGCCTTCTCGCGTAACTCCCAGTCCCTCGCGCCGTCATAGGCCGACTCAAGCGCCGCGTAAATGCCTCCAACGGTCGGGTTCTTGTAAAAGGAGCGTTGGGTGGCGTCATACCACTTCTCGCCGTCAACTAGCCAGCCGGCGCCGCAGAGCTCCGTCATTGATGTCCAGTCCGTCGTGATGACCGGGCATCCCGTTGCTTGCGCTTCGATGAGCGGGATGCCGAACCCTTCGCCCATCGACGGCAACGCGAGGACGTCGAAGGTGTTGTAGACGCCGTTCATCATCGCCTGCGGAATCCCCAAATGCAGGCTCAGCTGGTCGCTTGTCCTGAGCGCGTTATCGGGGACACCTACCTGGCGTGCGAGCTCGGGCAGGTTGACGCCGTTATTGATCCCCATCACCTCCGAATGCAGATAGAGGACGGCCTCGGGGTGTGCGTCGTGGAATGTTTTGAACGCCTGAAACACCTGCGGGAAGCACTTCCGGGGCGGCAAGCCTTGGTTCATCGCGACCATCCCAACCACGAAAGCGTCATCCGGGATCCCCAGCCCCTGCCGGTACTGCGAACGCATCTCGGGCTGCGGAAGGAACACGTCGGTCGGCACACCATGGGGGACGTACATCGCTTCGATGCCCTCCTCCTCGAACCGTTTCTGTCCGAACCTCGTCATCGCGATCGTCTTCGCGTCCACCGCCCGCAGAAAGTCCAGCACCATGGGTGGGATGGGGTCGTGGTCGACCGGGCACCATGACGCGAACCGGATGTCCTTGAAGTTCTGCACGCCGGCCAACAAACACCACACGTCCTGCAATGTGATGACCAAGCAGTTGTCTCGGTCGCCTTCGGCGTGGTGCTGGACGTACTCGCCCAAACGGTGGTTGCCGAACCGTGATGCGTCGGTTGGGTAGCAGCGGATGCCGTTCCACTCGATACAGCCGCCCTCCAAACCGAAGAAACAGGAGATCGCGACCTCGTGGCCCAACGCTTGAAGGCGCGGAACGAACATCGCGGTCTGCTGCCCGTACCCTGACGTCGACCAGGGGGCGTTCGAGCTCCACATGATCTTCATCGGGCGCGCTTCTCCCCCGGCGCCGCCGTCGCGGACTCCACCTCCGGCCGCTCCGCTCGTGCCTTGGTGAAGCATTCGGGGTAGCGGACGCGGAGCTCGTCACTGTCGTCGACCAACGTGACGCCCTCCTGGACGTGGACTTCGCCCCTGGTGAGGTTGGCCGTGAACGACCTTGTTGCTATGAACACTTCTCCCGCCTCCCTTGCTGAAGTGTTGACTGGCGCCGGGGAGGCAGGAACCACCCGGCGCCAGTCAACCTGAGTTCGTTTCTAGTTGACGCCCTTCGAGATCGTCCCGACGCGGAACCCGTTCGAGTCGAGCACGTCGGCGCTGTTGCGCCAGTACGCGACCAGGCCGGACTGGCCGGTGGGGAAGTGGATGCCGGCGGTGCCGCCGAACAGGTCGGGGATGACCCGGATCGACATGCCGAGCCGGTCGATGATCTTGTACCGCGACCAGTCACCGAACACACCCCAGATCGCCCCCGCCACGTAGCCGGCGGAGATGCTGGTGCCGATCGTTGAGCACTTGTACGCGGGGTAGCCGAGCAGCGTCGGCGGGTTGCCGACGATCAGGCTGTCAGCCCACGCCTGCGGCCCCAGCGAAGACCCGAACCCGCGGATCTTCTGGAACACCCCGACCGACGCAACCCACTTCGCGTTCGGCAGGTACCGGGGCGGGAGCGCGTTCTCGACCAAATAAACGTCGGTGAGGGCGAACCCTGTGCCGGTGGTTCCGCTCGACGTCGCGATGACGGTGCCGGCGCCGATCAGGATGCCGCGCGGCTCGTTCGAGCCGTGCCCCGCACCCAGAGCGAACTTCGTTGCTTCGAGCTGGTCCTTCGCGTCCTGCACCTGGATCGCCAGGGCGGACTCCAAGGAGCCCCAGTCCGGGCCGACTTCCCATGAGAACGGGATGAACGACGTGACCCGCTCGGGCTGGATCGTCGGCGCGATCATCGTGCCGGCGTTGTTCAGCATCGTCACAGCCTCGGCCTGGTACTGCGCCACCACGCCGCCCGACGTGACGCCCTGCCAGATGTACGACGTGGTCGTCTCGACGCTCGCGAGTTGGCGGATCGGGTTCTGGACGCCGTTCGAGGTCAGGATGACGGTCGGGTCGACCTGGATCGGGATCGGGGCGATACCGCCGCCGGTTGATAGTCCGATCGCCTCGGTGCGGGTTTCCATCTGCGCCTGCGAGAACGCCCGCTGCTCGTCGTTGGTGAGCGACTGGTTCGTCATCGTCTTCCAGAACGCCCGCCGGTACGTCTCCGAGCCGCAGGTGAGGACGCGGCGCGCGAACTCCTTCGTCGGGCTGTCAACCGTGTTGAGGAGCCCTTCGATGTGGCCGTTGATCTTCGCCTCGTCGCCGTCTGGGTGCGGGTAGTGGAACGTCTCGAGCGCCCGCCGTGCGCCGTCGCGGTACAGGTCGAGGAGCTGGCCCTGGTCGCGGGCCTGGCCGTGGTAGGCCCCCATGTCGAACACGTTCTCCGGGGTCTTGTCGCGGGCCTGCCGCTTGGAGACGTAGACGCCGGTGCCTTCGCCGCGGCGCTCCGGGGCGATGTCCGGCGTGTCGACGCTGTCCTTGTCGAACCGGTCGCGGAGGTACTGCTCGCGCTTCTCCGTCTCTGCGATCCTGGTGGAGAGGTCGTCGACCTCTCCGGTCAGGTCGTCCCAGCGGGCGCCCGCGCTCGCGTCGAGGACGTGGCCGGTGAAGTCAGCGGCGATCTCCTCGAGCTCCCGGCGGATCTCGTCCTGCCGCGCCCGCATCTGCTCGATGCTCTCACTCATAGCTTTCCTTCCATTGTTTGTGGGTTCGCTCTGGGTGCCACGGCGCGGCAGTTCCGGGTGTGGCGGCGCAGAGAGTTCAATCGTCCCGACGGGCGTTTCGGTTTCGCGCTCCTGCACGTCCGTGCCGGTGGAGCTCGAAGCCTCCTCGTCGTCTGGTTCGGGGGGTTCCGTGTCCGCCACCTCGACGGGCACAAGGCTTGCGAGGATCGCGAGCGCGTTCTCCATGACCGGAACGTTCTTCTGGTCCTCTGGCTCGTCCTGGTCCTCGATGTAGGAGGCGC